GAGCAAAGACGCATTTTTCGCAACGCACCGCCATGACGCACCCATTGCGTCATGTGTCATTCCTTTGCGTTTGCTTTGACATGACGCAAACGATGAATGCGACACGGAAGAGACCAGCACCTGCTTGTGAAAGCTTATGCCACGGCTCGAAATATCTCCCTTCGTACCGCCCAACTCCATCGTCAGCGCCGGGATCCGCTATTTTTGGAATTCCTTTCTCGTCAGGCCAACACCGCCGTTCGCACTGCGGCCGCCCCTGTCCGGAAAATTTCTACACCTGAATCGTTCAACGCAACGCCAGTATCCTCCTTTGAAGATACCGGAGACGATTTGGAAAAGGCTCGCCGCATGGAAAAGGAAGCCTATCAGTTCTGGCAAAGCGTAGCCGCCACCTATGGGGAACTTTTGGCTTCCCGAGACATCAACGCAACGCAATGGAGCCGCGCCGAAAAGGACGCCCAAGAGAGTTATCGTAAAAGCAAACGGGCAAGAGAGACCGCCGAAATTGCCGCCGGTCGTCTCGTCCCTGCTTCCCAAATTGCCGATCTGCGCCGCCGGTTCATCCAACCGATCAGATCAGTTTTGGCAAACATGCCGTCAGAAGTGGGACCTCGAGCTAACAGCTTCGACCCCGCATTTGGCATCCAGGCATGTCAGGAATGGTTACGCAACAGGTTCACGCCACAACTTGCCGCCGTTGAGAAAGAGTTCAGCAAGTACGACACCTCCGATCCGATCCCCGCATGAAAATGATTGGTGTGAAACGTGGTTCTCAACCGGTCCCTTTCGGATGTGTTCCTTGTCCTGGTCTCAAAGGATTTCCCAAAGGAAAAATCCGCCTACGCATTCGGAATGACGACTTTGTCAGGATCTTCATCCGCAACCGATCCCGATTCATCGCCACCATTCCGGTCATTGAAAGTGGATTTTGGCATTACTGCCCCGAGTTAAATCAAGGCATCAATATCAAATCATGACCGATCTCTTGGGAGAGTTCCTTGGGGATCTCAGTTTGCCTGAGTTGCCCGATCCGGTTGCGTGGTGTGAGGAGAACATAGAGTTCTCACCACGCGTCTCGCCGAATCAGCCTGGACGATTTTCCACGCTCCTTCGTCCCTACATGCGCGAACCGCTTAGTCAGTTCCACCCCGAGAGCGGATGCACCGACTTGACGCTCTGCTGGGGAAGCCAATGCGCCAAGACCACCGTGGCCATGATGGGCATGGCTTACAAACTGGCAAATGACCCTTCTCCCACGTTGGTCGTCATGCCTACCGAAGCACTTGGTCGCTCTTGGAGTCAGACCCGGTGGATTCCGTTGATTGAGGATAACCCCGCGCTATCGGTACACATGCCGGAAAACAAAGACCTCATGAAATCTTTGGAAATGCAATTTGCCCGCCAGACGACCACCGTGGTCGGGTCGAATTCCCCCAGCCAACTTAGTAGTCGCCCCGTCCAAACGCTAATTTTGGATGAATGTTGCAAATTTGCCCGCGCTTCGACCGATGAGTCGAGTGCCATGAAGCTTGCGGAGCAACGCACGAAGACCTTTTCCCGATCGTTGAGGGTAAAAATGTCCACACCCACCACCGCCGAACATGAGTTTTGGTTGGATTTTCAAGCCGGAGACCAGAGGTATTTTGAAATTCCATGCCCGGAATGCGGCGGTCGTTTTACCTTTGAACATGCCCAGGGTGAAAAGAAAACCCTTGTTTGGGATGCCGAGGCAAAAGGAACTGATGGCGTCTGGGATAAGGAAAAAGTGCGCCAGTCCGCCCACTATCGTTGTCCGCTTTGTGAGTTCCAGATCAGGGATCATCACAAGCCCTCCATGATGTTGAAAGGTGAATGGGTGGCACGCAACCCGTCGGCACCGGCCGGTCGCCGTTCCTATCACCTGAATTCGTTTTATTCTCCCGACGTCCAGTGCTCTTTTGGAAATCTTGCCGTCCGATTTTTGGAATCGATCGATCTGTTCGGACTTCAGGATTACAACAACGGATGGATGGCGCTTCCGCATCAGGAAAGCACCGTCAATGTGAAGGAGGAAAAAATCCACGCCCTCCGGTGCAAAGATTACCGCCTTGGTCAGATCCCGTCCTTTCTGTTGGAGAAATTCGGCTACCTTGTGCTCACGGCGGATCCTGGCCAAGACCAGACCCACTGGGTCGTCTCGGCGGTTTCACGAGATGGGGAAATCGCCGTTGTGGATTGCGGCACCGTCCTGGCACCCGAGGATCTTCTCACCCTGCTCAAGGATAAAACCTACAAAGGCACCGGAGATGCCGACTGGCCGATTGGTTTTGGCATCGTCGATTCAGGATGGCAAACGGATCGCATCTACGATCTTTGTGTCCGCAGTCGTGGCAAATTGTGGCCGTCCAAAGGATCCGTCGCATCATTTGGCACTTGGAGCACTTCCCAGGTAAAGACCCACCGGGGACTGGTTTTGCATACTTACGTCGATTACACGCTGAAACTTTCGCTCTATCTGGAAAAGATTGAAAAACGCCTCGCCCCTTTGCTTCACCTGCCCGATGACGCCCCGGCCGCGCTCATTCATGGACTGACCGGCCAGCAATTATTAGAGACCCGCACCCCGCGCGGCACGACCAAGTATTGGAAAGAAATCAGGGAAGATCACTTTGGCGACTGCGTGAAACTTGCCGTTCTGAGTCATTGGATTGCCAAGACAAGTGGAAAATGAATCTTTGACACTGCTCCTCGGTAGCAATGTCACTGAACTATTCGGCACTCAATAACGGCGGCCAAATCTCCTACTGCGTGCGCTACCTTCGGCGCACCCAGACCGTCGCGGCCTTGGAGGCATTAGCTGACAGCATCTTTCAGAGTGCCACTGACGAGGTCACCATCACCACCCTGGCGAACGATGGCGTTCACAGTTCCGGTCAGATCACGTTTCCAAAGAGCGTCATCGGCTACGCCGTTGAGAAACTCCTCATGGAGGCATCCATCAGCGGCATCACCGGGGAGAACAAGCTCGACCCCATTCCCGGTCCCGTGATTGCCGATTTCTCTCACCGCCTCGTCAGGACGTAATTTATGGCCCGCAAGAAAACGATTAGCCCGTCCCGTCGCACCGGGAGCACGCCGACCCGCCGCCTTCCTTCCGTCGGGAAACCTACCGGAGGATCGGGTCCCGCCCGGATCAAGGCCGCTTACGGATACGACGCCGCCGTTCCCTCCATGCAGAGGGGATACATTTATTGGCCGACCCTTTCGCCGAGAGACGAGATCAACGTCTGGACCCGCCGCGAGATTGCCCGCAAGGTGCATTATCTCATGGCCAACATGGGACTGGCTCGCCGCCTGCTCACTTCGATCACCAACATGGTCGTCGGCAACGGATTCAACCCGCAAGCGACCACCAAGGATGCCGAATGGAATGCCCTGGCAGATGCCGCGTATAACCGCCGCGCCCGGAGTGCCGCCACTTACGACGTCTCGGGTCGATTAACCGCCGTCCAGATGCAACGTCTGGCCTACTTGACACAGAAGAAAGACGGCGACGCCGCCATCGTATTCAGTGAAAGCCAGAGCGGTGGAGCGCTTCGCCGCCTCTATTCTGGAACACAAGTCGGTGAACCGATCGGCACCCTTGACAAGAAAATGAACGACGGCATCGCCGTCGATCGGCTCGGCCGCGCCCAGGCATTTTATTTCCTTGATGACGACTTTTCCAAAACCACACGGGTCGGTGCCGAAAATGTCGTCTGGATGTGCAACTTGGAAAGCCCCGGCCAGTTCCGTGGCGTCAGTTCGCTGGCACATGCCGTCAACAAGATGATCGACATCACCGAGCTGAACGCCTCGGTCATGCAAGGCATCAAACTCAGCAACCAGATCGGATACTACCTTGCTTCACAGGACAAGGATGCCACCCCGGGGATCATGGATGCCCTGGCTGGCAAATATCAAACCGATCAAGTGGTTGGCACTGATAACAGTGGAAACTTACAAAGCATCCGCACCAGCGAAGTTTTTGGCATGGGTGGAGAGATCAAGGAAGTTCCCCCCGGCTATGACATCAAGACATTGCTTGATCAACGTCCCCACCCGAACAGCGTCGAATTCGTCGAGAATTCACTGATCCGTGATTGTTGCTGGGGTTTGGGCATATCGGACGCGCTGGGCTGGTCGATTTCTAAATTTGGCGGAGCAGGGGTCAGGTATGTTCTGGCCGACGCCCAGGCATGGATCAAGGCCGAGCAATCCAACTTTATTGATACCTGGCTCTCGCGTGATTGGACCTACACGATTGCCAAGGAGATGAAGGCCGGACGCCTTCGCAAGTGCAAGGATCCCGCCTGGTATTCCCATTCATGGATTCCTTGTGAGTCGGTGACCGTGGATTTCGGTCGTGACGGTCGCATCTATCTTGAGCAACACCGCACCGGCCTGATCTCAACCGATCGCCTTTATAATCTCAAGGGTCAGGACGCCAAGGAAGAGGTCACCCGCGAAATGGATTTTGCCGTTTGGAGGAAGCAAGAAATGGAAAGCCGTGGCCTTTCCATGAGCGATCTCTACCCGGAGCTGAAAGTGGAGCAACCGATCGTCGAACCCCCTGTGGAGGAAGAGGACGTAAGCGCCCCCGGCAACCTTACAGGAAAGTAATGGATGGAACTTCCCGACGAACTGTATCAGGACGCCGGTCACAGTCGGGGAACCTATAACGGAAAGCCGATGCGGTTCATGGTGGAGACCGATCCCGGATATACCGATCTGAGTGACAATGCCACCGTGCTCAGAAAACTCATGGCATGGGAGCGCAAGAATCTTGGAGAACTCAGTTGGCATGCCTACATCCGCAGGAAAATCTCGGCCGAAATCAAAGAGAACATCGCTCGGAAAAAGAAAAAGTCGGTTTATATCCCCTGACTTCCGTTTTGACATCCGCCTGAGTGGATGAAGCTCGCACGCATCGCCACCCGTCTTTACGCCACCCCGTGGCACATCCTTCCCGAGGCTCATCGCCGCCTCCAATCCCTCTTTGAGGCGCACCAGTCCCAACCGATCAGCTCCATTCTCACGACTGAGAACGACGGCGACCAGGACGACATGGAACAGAAGTCCTATGATGTCGAGAATGGCGTCGCCATCGTCCCGGTGAATGGCGTGATCGGAAAGCGTCTCAACATGCTGGAAATGATGTGCGGGGGTGCCGACGTCGATCAGATCGTCAATGCCGTCATGAAGGCCGACATGGATCCTTCCGTTCACAGCATCCTGCTTGATGTGAATAGCCCAGGCGGCATGGTCACCGGCACGCCCGAGGCGGCCGCATCGCTGGGGAAGACCGCCAAGCCCCTGTACGCTTTCACCGATTCCCAAATGTGTTCGGCGGCCTACTGGCTCGCCAGCGCCGCCACCTCCGGCATTTTTGTCACCGGATCGAGTGATGTGGGATCGATCGGAACTTATCTTGCGATGATCGACAGCTCCCGCGCTTACGAAATGGAAGGGCTGAAGCTGGAACTTTTCAAGGCTGGCCGGTTAAAAGCCATCGGTCTGGAAGGCAAATCGTTCACCGAGGAAGAGCGTTCGTTCCTTCAGGATGGAGTCGAGCGTGCCAACAGCCGGTTCCTTGAAGCCGTCACCACCAACCGCGCCCAGGCCGGTTACAAGATTTCCGACGAGACCATGCAGGGACAGTGGTTCGACGGGGAACAAGCCGTGGCAAACGGCCTTGCCGACCGCATTGTCTCCGGGATCGGCGAAGTGATCGAACTGATTTCCCAAGACATTGATGAGGATGGCGATGGGGAGGAAGACGACGACAACGACGGCATGTAATCCGCCTCTTTTTTTAAAACTTTGACACCGCACCTAGCTGGAAACCACATGAACATTTTCTCCCAATTAAAAGCCGCCCTTGCTGAAAAGGAAACCATCCTTGGCCAGCTTTCCGCCGCGCAAAACTCCTTGACCGAGGCCATCGCGCTGATCGAAACCAAGAACGGCCTGATTGCCGAACTGGAAGCCGCCGCCGAAGGTCATTCGCTCAAGGTCAGCGAGTTGGAGCAACTTGCAAACGATCACGCCGCATCCCTTGAAGCCGCCAAGGTGCTTCATGCCGAAGAGATTTCCAAGCTCACCGAGGTCAAGGAAGCCCTGGAAGAGACCGACCGCCAGATCGACGAAGAGGTCGCCGCCGCAACCATTGATCAGGTAGCCGCCCTTGGTTTTGAGGCAAGCGCTCTTCCCCTAGAGGCCGATGCCGCCGCCAATGACCCGGCTTCGCTCTACGACCAGTGGAATTCCCTCAAGGGATCCGCAAAAACCAGCTTTTTCCGCGAACACAAGGCCGTGCTCCAGAAGTACGACGCCGAGCGTTCCAAGAAATAACCCCGAGCTAGGAATCCCCAAGCTCACCAACCCAACCCAACTCCCAACTCCTCACCATCATGGCTAATTCCATCGCCAGCGATCTTCAGGTACAGGCTATCCTTGAAAACGCCCTTTTGGCTTTCAAGCGTACCCTCGCCCCGATTAACGCTTTCAGCACCGTGTATCGTGGCATCCCTCTTCAGGGTAATGACACCGTCACCGTTCCCTACTACCCGCTTCAGGGTACCGCATCCAGCGACTTCAACGGGTCGTACAGCGCCGACGCAGGCACTGTCCAGAGCCGCAACGTCGTTGTCAACAAGCGCAAATATCAGGCGCTCAACATTACCGGCTACGAACTCGCCCGCCAGCCCCACCTCTCCGTGGAGAAGCTGATGGACCGTCAGGCCGAGGCTCTTGCCCATGACGTCGTCATGGACATCCTGAGCGTTGTCAGCGCTTCCAACTTCGGAAGTGCGGTTTCCACGGGAGCACCCACTGCTTTCGATTTCACGGACATCGCCGACATCGTCACCGAGATCAACAACAGCTACTGGCCAGTCGCCAACCGTAGCCTTGTGCTTTCCAGCACCTACCATGGAGCGCTCCTGAAGGATCCTTCCATTGCCAATTGGAACGCCATGGGTCAGGCCGGTGCCGACGTCAAGCTCAAGGGTGCTCTCACCCACATCGCCGGTCTGGACGTGTTCGTCACCCCGAACATCCCCGCCAACAGCGAGAACCTTGTCGGTTTTGCAACCCTGCCCGATGCCGCCCTGGTGGCTTTCGCGCCGATCGCTCCTGCGGACGACCGCATCACCCGTTACGTCACCGCCACCGATGACAACGGACTCACCCTCGAGTACCGCGAGTACCCGATCCCCGGCTCGGACACTGTCCAGATGGTGATTGAGGCCAACTACGGCTACGGCAAAGGCGAAAGTGCCGCTCTCAAGCGCATCGTTTCCGCCTAAGAGATTCACCTCTCCTGCTCCGCCCCTCCTCTGGAAGAATTTCCGGGGGAGGGGTTTTGGGCTGAAGAGACCAGACGACTGGTACCGACAACGACAACCCCGACGACAACCCCGACGACAACCCCAAAAGACACCCCTCGACACCTTATGAGAATTTTCCTCCTCACGCTTTCCGAAGAGAGCGACCCGCGCAACCACCGGCATCAGTTGCTTGCCGGACCGACCAGCGATTACATGGCGCTTCGGGAGCAATTCCACGCCAAAAACAGCGACAACGATTTTTCCATCCTTTCAATGTGGGATTCTACCGGGGGAGTGATTCGCCGCAAGAGGCTCATTAGTGAGAAGAAGCCAGCAGTTTCCAAGAAAGCCAAAGCCGAGAAATTGGAAATGGCCTCGGCCTAATTGTTGTGTTGATCCGGGTGAATCCATCTACCGAAATTACTTCTGCCTGGGCAAAAGTCCGGCCGCTTCTTTCCACGCTTCCAGTGAAGCTCACGGGAGAAATTGCAACACTGGATTCCCATCTTTTTTCTTTGAAACAAATGGCCGCGCCCATGGAGAAAAAAGTCTTTTCTGAAACAACAATGATTTCAAAAAAATCAAACCATTGGCTTGGCAATTTTTTTAGCAAATTGGTTTCCAAGGCACGGGGCATCTAAGTCATGGCACTTTCCGACAGCATAGCGGCCATGGCCGCAAGGAGCACCGCCGCCAGGGATGCCCTGGCAAGCAATGTCACTTATCGTGGCAACACCGAACGGGCGGTTCTTTCCACACCGGATCCCAAGTTTGATTTGCAACTCGGAGGGTATCGTAGCGATGCCAGCTTTGAGTGCCGGTTCCTTCGTGTTATTACGCCGGTTCCCACCTTGGGGGAACTTGTGACCCTTCAGTCCACGGGCGAAACCTATCAGATTCTGGATATCATTCCGGCAAGCGGTGACCCGGCTCGGGCAACCGAAACCCGCGTCACCCTGAAAACTCCATAATTTTCAACGCCATGACCGCAGATATCGAACTTGGCCTCATTGGCATCCTTTCTACCCAAGCATCCCTAGATGGACTGATCATTCATCCAGGCACAAGTGCCGAACAAATTCCCAATGGCCAACCGCTACTCATTGTGGAGGCTACCAATGCCCAGCGCACGGCCTTGGGACTCTGGAAATCGACTTGTCCTCTTCGTCTGACCACTCCGGCCGCCGGCAGTGATTTGGCGCTCCATCGTCACCGGGCTTCGGCGATCGTCGCGCTCTTTGACCAGTATGGTCAGGGTCCGTCATCTTCCCTGGCATCTGATTTCAATGCCGCACAAACATCATGGAGCTACGCGGGCTTGGCAGGGATGACCGTCAGGGAGCAGGTGGATCACGAACGTCATGTGATCGACATTGAAATCGATATCGGTGTGACCCCGGTGGTGGCGTGATGGGATGTTGGCTTTTGACGGCAGTCGCCTCCCGGCGACCGGTGCCGCCCTTCGGGCTACTCCTACGTCGTAGTCTTACGCGCCGGTTCCCACCGGCTTGTTTGACACCGCACTTAGGGATATGAGCGCAACCTTTGGCGTCGGAACCCTTCCGATCACTCCCAATTACACGGGCAACGTGCAGTCTTTCACGGAGACGACAACCGCCACGATCAAAACCTACCGCGACGAATCTGGCGTTACGGTTGCGGCTTTGCCGGTACCGATGGTAGAGCACAAGGTTTCGATCGATGTGGTCGGTACGGCAACCTTTGGTCTGACGCACAATTCTTCAATAGGAAGTGGAACACTGACGGTCATTTCCGTGTCTCAGGACGACACCAACGATGATTTTCCAAAAACAAAAATCGAAGCAGTCGCCTACAGCGCAAACGCCTCATAATTTTTTTATCATTACATGAGCGCAACTTATACAGGTGGTATCGGAATCAACCTTCTCTCGGCCACGGCTCTTACCAAGGTAAGTGTCACCAATAAATTGGAGACAAAAACCTACATGGATTACAAGGGAGGGTTTGGCGGTTTTGCCACATTTGATCCAACCGGAGAAATGTCCTGCGAAGGGTACGGCGACACAAATCCGGCCACGATTGCCACTCCAACCACAGGTCCCACCGGACTTACTTCGGGCAAGATCATCGTTGATATGGTGGAAACCACGCAAAAGAACGACGATTTCCGTGCGTTCAAATACACCGCCAAAATCTTTCCCGGCGCATAATCGTTAAGCGCGGTGACATTTTAGAATGAAAACAGGCCAGACATACCATTATCTGCGGGACGAAGAGGATCCGCTCAAATCGCCCAACACCCAAGCCATCGGAGCGCTTCTTACTTGCGGCGGGCAACTTGTCAAGGAAGGGGGATACCTTAATGCAATCGGCACTCAGGATGGCAAACCGACCAGGACGGTTGTTTGGGTTGCGGAAGAGCGTGAAATTGAATTTTCGGCTTTTTCCGGTGAGACAATCAGCACTCAGGAACTGTTGCGCCGGTGGAACGACCGGTCATGGCTCGCGGCCAACCTTGATCACCCGATCACCTACCTGCGCACTTACATGGAAAAGATCGGCAAATTGCGCGATGCCATCCGGGATAATCCACCGCAACTACACATCCAGAAGAGCGGCCGGAGCGCTTATGTCTCGACGACTCGCGGGCCTGATGGGAAACTGGTGCCTACCGAGCGCGGTCGCAAGCTTTTGGAACTTTTTTGATCATGAGCAAGAAAACTCCTTCCGTGTTGAACAAAGCATTCCGCGACTCGCCGATTATTTGGAACGGACTGACCTTTCATCGGTTTTCTTTGGAAACGCAACTTATCGTGATGGATGCGGAGCTGACATTCCTTTACGACCCATCGGTGAAACTTTCGGTGACCGAACAAATCCAGCAAATGACGGAATTCCTGTATATTCATGGGACAGATCCCGATGCCGTTCCGTTTAAGAGTGATTCGCCGGAAAGCTATCGGAGCGCGGTTCGTCAGTTTGCCCGCAGAATCCCGATGACCGGTCTGGTCGGCTTGCGTGATGTGGTCGAACAAATCGTGGCCGGAGTGCATGAGGCCACCGTTGATGTTCACGACAAACCGGGCATTGGGTCTTCCAAGGAAACACCCCCCCCAAACTGAGGGAGCCATCCCGTACCGCCTCGCTGGTCTTCACGATCGCAAAGGAAACGGGATGGCCGGAACGCCACATCTTGCGCATGCCGCTGGCCAGGCTCCTGCAGTATCTGCACGCTTGCTACCGCAGTCACGACATCTGGACGGTGGATGCCAGCCCTTCAAAAGAAATCCAGTTGGAAGAGCTTGGGACGCTTTTGGAATTCTTTGACACCCCTGCTGTGGAAGACGATCCATGGTAAGAATCACACCCCGCAACACCGACAAATTCCTTCGGGCTTTCGACACCTACATGCGCGATTCCAAGCGGTCACGCATGGAGGCCATGAAGACCCAGGCACGCGGCATTCTGCGCACGGTGATCGCCGTGACGCCTCCGAGCGGTTGGGATCCTTCAGCCGGTGAAATGACCAGCGGCGGCGAAGCTCGGAAACGTGGGGAACAAGCCGTCATGAATGATCTGGCAAAGATCATGCGTGCCTACAGCGGAAAGAAACCCGATTCCAGTTCGCCTGGTTCAATTCACAAATCCTTTCGTCAGGCATCGACCGGCCGCGTCCAGAAATCATTGAACAAAGCTGGAAAAAAAGACCAGCGGTTCAAAGTACCGACGGCCATCCTTCGTGCCTACAAGCAGGAAAAGAAGAAAATGGTCGGTTTTTTGGCAAGCGGTTGGATTCCGGCGGCAAAGAAATTGGGAAAAGTTCGTTACCCCGCATGGATCGGCCGTCACAGCGCCCCTGGTCATTGTGATTTGAGCATCGGACCAAAGGGGATCGCATTCCGAGCATCGAACGAGGTCAAGTTTGCCGGTCACATGAAAGACATGCAACGCCGCGTCACCTATGCCGTGAATGTGCAGATAAAAAACATGACCAAGATTTTGAAAAACCTTGAGGAGAAACAGATGAAAGCATCGGGACTTCCGGTGAAATAAGCCATGAGCGTCGAATTTGCATTGGACCTGATCACCGGGTCGTTTGATTCAAAAATTGCCAAGAGCAAGCATGAGCTAAAAGATTTTAGCGAATCGGCTTCCAAGCTTGGGGAAAAGATCGGCATCGGCGAACTTCTGGCACCTCTTGCGGCGGCCACGGCTTCCGTGGCAACGCTGGGCGGGATCATGGAAGGCATCCATGGAGCGGTGGAATTGGGCGATGACATGGTCAACCTTTCCAACAGGACGGGCATTGCCGTCGATCAGCTCATGATGATGCGGCGGCTGTTCAGGGACAGTGGAGTGGAGGCCGAAAAAATCGGTCCCAGCATTGGGAAAATGCAGAAATATCTTTCCGAAGCCGTTTCGACGGGTGGCACCCCGGTTCTCAAGAACATGGGAATTGATGCCCAGGCAGAGGCAAACAAAAAACCAGATGAAGCGTTCCGAGACATAGGGACAGCCATTTCACAGATTGGCAATGATTCAGACCGCGCCAAGGCGGCACTGGCCATCTTTGGCAAGCAGGGAAGCGAATTGCTTCAGATCTTCATGAACCCCGATTTCAAGAATGCAGGGGATATTTCCGCCACAGCGGCAAAGCTTGGGGAAAACGCTTATCTGTTCAAGGAAGCGCATGACCAGTTGGAACATGTGGGTGAAAAGCTTCAAGGGCTTTTCATAGGACTGGCGGGGCCGGTCATGGCCGCCCTGGAACCGCTTTTGGAAGTTGGCGACCAGATCGATCTTTCCGGTGTGGGTGAGCAAATGGGGAATTTTTTGGAAAACTTTGCCACCGATTTCGACAAACAATTTGAAGAAGTCTTTGAAGGGCTTGGCGATTTTCTTGGGGATCTCTTGGGGCATATTCCTGAATTCATCGTTGGTGCGGTCGGTATCTTGGGTGGTCTTATCGAAAAGCTCGGTGCCGCCCTCCTGTTTGCGTTTCATACGCCGCTCGATTACTTGCAGGCCGCGATCCAGACCGCGATCGAGAAACTGATGGAAGGTGTCGGAAATATCCCGGGACTCAATAACCTCACCGGCACCACCGGATTCAAAGCCTCAAGCTTTGATGAAAACCTCAAGCAGGTTCAGGCCGAGGGTAATGGAGCCACGCAGCTTGCCCGTCAGGGATCACAGGATGCCAACGGCACCATGAAAGAAGGCGGGGGTCTGATTGTTGATTCCATCAAGCAAAGCCTTGGCGCATTCAAAGGGGCATTTACGGCCACGGAAAAGAGCACCGCAGTCTTGAGTGAGGCACGGGAAAAGAACCGCAAAAAATATGCTCAAAACCTGAGCGGTGACGATGAGGTGGAGGGCATTGGGAAAAACAAAAATGCCTTTGCCGACTCATTGCGGAAAATCGGCGGGGGAGGATTTGCCGGTGGCCAAGGGGACCCCCTTTTGGATGAAAACAGGCGACAGACCGGACTGCTTCAACGGATTGCTGATGCGGCAACAAGAAAAAATCCCGACATCGGTTCTGGTCCCTTTGGTGCTCGGTTTGCATAACGATCGTCCATGAGCCTGATTGACGGATCATTTTTGTTGGGGGAAAAGCGATCCATTGATCGCACGGGTCTTTATAAAATTACCCGAAACGTCTTTTTTTCATCCAAGGAATCAGCCGTGACAGGAACGTATGCAGAAGTCGGCAACACCTATGATGGGGCGCTCTTTGTGGGTGGCGGTGGGAAAGGGGATGAGGCCGGAAATTGGGTTTGCAACTGGAATTACGAAAAGGTTGCTGGTTCTTCTGAAGTAAATACATCAAACGACATTGGATTGATTGAAGAGCTTGATTTCAGCTCGATTCAAAGTCCCATTCAAACAAGCCCCAATTTTCAAAACCTTGTTTCGACTTACGGATGGGATGAGGCAACGCAATCGTTTCCCAAAAAGATATCTGGTGGAAATGACAGCCCGGTATTTGGAACAACCGATTTCCTTTCCTATTCATGCGTCTATCGTCAGATCCAAACATTGGAATCGGTACCTTCGACGATTTTCGACAATATCGGCACGATTGACGACAACGTGCCGTTTCAAAAAATCGCCGATCCTGCGGAAGGTGATGAGCGCACCTGGCTATATTTGGCGCCCAAGATTGCCTCCCGAGGGAATGCTTTTCAAATCACTCAGGAATGGATGTTGTCGGGATTTGGCACTGGATGGATCCCCGAAATCTATTCTCAAGTGGCTTTAAGCGTTTTGAATACTTCCGACAACTAAGGAATTTATGAGTATTGAAATCATCGGTGGCAGTTTTACGCTTGATCGGACGGGGCTTTTTACACAGACCGACCGCTATGCGTTTCCCTCTCAGGATGGCGCATTGCCAACCGAAGCGGAAAACTTTGCCGCCGCTTACGAAGAATCAAATTTCTCGGTTGATGAGAGTGGTGCATTTTGGGTTGGCGAATATCGATCCACGGATGCCCAAGGGATGATCACCGAGGAACTGGATTTTTCCATGCACGAGGAACCGATCCAGAGCCATCCCAATTTCCTGACCAAAGATACGGGCATCGCCGCCGTGTATAAATACGATCCGGCCTCCAATTCCTTTGCCAAAACAAAACCGGATGGATCCCCCAATCCGTTGTATGGTTGCACCAGTTATCTTGCGATGACGGCGACTTTTAGAAAAAACCAATCCGTTGGAAACCTTGATTCTGTGGATGGGTTGTTTGATAATATCGGCAAAATCTCGGGTCCGACCTACGATTTGATCACGATTCCGGTGATTGATTGGAGAAATTGGTTGAAATTGACCCCCAAGATTGTGTCTCGATCTGGCGTGTTTGAAGTGAGCGAATCCTGGATGCTGAGTGGAGCTGGCGGTTGGAACAGCAAAATTTACGTTTGATTGACATCTTGGCTTCTATAATGACCACACCGATCACGATCACGATCCCGTCCAAACCCGTCCAGGTTTCATTGTCCATCAGCGCCGATCAGGTCAATGGACTTGTGGAGCTTTTGCAAAACGCCCCCGCTTCGGTAATTGCGTTTCCTGAAAATAAAACGGCTTCGGATCTGACTCTTTTCTCGTTGTCGATCACCCCGTCGGGTGCTGGCAAATTGGTTTTGGCGCTCAAGTGAGCCGATTGATTCCAGATTTTATTTTTTAGTTTTTGCCATGATCACGCTTCCGTCGAAAGTTTCGCGGGGTGATGAAGTTACTGCGGCCTGGGCCAACAAAGTGGTGGATACCCTGGCAAGCTTAAGGCCAATGGCGGGGGAGGGGACAAGGGTCTCGCAGACTCCCGGCGGTTTTATTGTTTCTTCAAACGTCCCATTTCAGAAAAAAACCCTTCCGTTTGATATCATACTTTCGGTCAATAATGCAGGTGAAGATCAGATGTTGTTGATGCCAGGCACCGTATCCGGTTTTTTAGCGTCTAACATTTTTACTCCGATCACAGTTGATTTGACCCAGCAAGTGAATGTCTCTTTAAACGTCACGGCCACCAATGGATCGGTAACATCCGTCAATATCATGGCGGGAACGGATCCATTTACGGGACAAACTCCAACTGCTTATGAACCGTCGGGGGAATTTCAGATTCCCGCCGGAGTCATTATCGATGGAAAACCGTGGAATCTGCTGGCAAAAAATTGGGTCAATCCCGTTCCCGTGGTTGCTTACACGACTTACGAAGGGGATACCAACACCCCGGTGCCACATTACATCTGGACCTGGTGATCCATGGCGGCCTTTTACGATCTGGACGGACATAACGTAACGTCAAGCTCGAGCTATGAGGTGACGGGATCGTATGCGATGACGTTCCCAACAGTTCAGGCCGGATCGTATGTGTATCAGGATTTGACCGGCGGCAATCAAACGGCAACTGGATTAGCCATCGGATCTGATAGCAGTTCCTCAACGTCATGGGCATACACATCTTACGAGACATTCACGGCGCAAACCGACACCGAGACATCTCCGCATCCGATTACTCATGTAGGTAATTTTACAAATATCCCTGCAAATTTTCAGGGACATCTTTTGGAGCTATCAACCGATTCAAGCTGGGAACAGGGATTTGTAATTTTTACCAATTCGTATGATTCAGATCCTAACTGGAATTCTTATGTGACCCGCTATGACGTGGCCACAATTTGGGATACGGATGTGGGGTTGGCCAATTCGTATTCAACAACTGTTGTCACGGTTTATCCGCCCGCTGAAACAATTTATCTGACATCTTCTGTGGAATTGATGGGGGGATTTGTTGGGGGGGATATTTTTACCGAATATCCTTATTCTGAAACTGGTGATTGGAGGAATGAAGATCGATATCACATGACTCCTGTTCAGGCGCCGCAAATGGAAACGTTGACATTGACAACGGGATTTTCCACAAATTCTTCTGGTTCATCCTACACCGAACTCTATGGATTGTATAAGAGACATGGTAACCAATCAACGGGCTATAAATATACAGGAGGGGCCAACCAACTGTTTACATTTGATCAAGTTACTCTTCCAATTTATCCGCCAAATCTTGTACCTGATAGCATGGCAAAGTTTGTTTTTGAAAATGGAGTTGCAACAACGGCCACCACAATTACCCAGGGGTTTGTTTTGGATGGTTCCAATTACAAAGGTTTTTCTTTTGGGATTTCAGATTCAACCAACAACTGGGTCGAAATTGCAAATGTTACCCCGCAACTTCAGTTAATCGTTCCCAATAACTATTTTGGCGTTCCCTACGAATATGGATTTCAAAGCGGGTTCAGTTATGACGTGGGAAGTTATGATGCGTTGGAAAAAAGCATGGCGCTTTATTGGCAAACGACGACCAGCGGATCAGACACGACAAAATCTGTTGTTTCCAGCACCACTTTTGAAAATCAATACGCTGGAGAAGCGGTAACTTATTCCACAAGTAATTGGGCAACTGCCATAGCCATCAATGGAACGATTCCAGCCACCCTGGCTGGAATGTGGGGATTTACTTCTTACTATTCAACCGGCACGTCAACCGCCTCGACGCATTTTTCCACCACCTATGGAAATTCTTTTTATACAGTTTCAACCCATGCAATGACCATAGGAGAACCAGGAATTGATGTCGTGGCAAGTCCCAAAGGGCTTATCGCAGAGGTGTATGGATATTCAGGATATTTTTAAATGTAAAAATTGACATCAATTCATGGGTAACGATCCCATGATTTCGATAGTTATTGCGGCAACCCGCTCTTATCTCCATGTCTGGCCTCAACTGATCAGGGCCATCGCCACATCGGCGGCTCACCACGAGGAAGCCCACTTCATTTTTGCCACCGACAAGAGCGAGGAAGCCAAGAAGGCGGCGGAATACGCCAAGGGCAGGTTGCCCGAGGGGTGGAAAATCACCACGCTCAACCTTCCAATCTCCGAGGATGAGAAAAGCTACAAGGAAGCGGCTCAGATTCGGATCGCCCAGCTTCAGGGGGCGGCATTTGAGTTTGCCCGTCGGATCAAGAGCGATCTCTGCTGGTCGGTCGAAAGCGACACGATCCCCCCAGCCGATGCGCTTCGGGTGCTGGAATGGACACTCCAAATGCCCGACGCCTTGGGTGATCCCTACTACCACATTGCGGCGGCCACCTATCCCAATGGACTTTTCCTTGGAGGATTCGGATCGTATCAATCCCAAATCAATGAAGATTTCTTGCCCAAAGAACGCAAGCTCAAGCCCCGGCTGACGATCCTCCTCGAGGCGTGTGAGTCTCGGCTCAAGGAAACCAAAGACCGCAATGTTGCGGAAAAGGAAATGAAGCGGATGGGGAGACTGCGGGAATGGGTCAAGAAATCACCGCCGGATGGCACGATTTGGGAAGTGACCGCAAAACATGGGTGGAGGCGCAGGGGGTGGATGGATTTTGCTTACCCTGGCATTGGCTTGGGCGCGGTGGTTCCTTCTGATTGGTGCGGATTAGGATGCACTTTATTGTCCAAGAAAGCTTTGGCGCTGGCAGATTTCAACGGCTACGTCGGCAAGGGCACTCAGGATCTGTTTCTTTGCTGGTTCCGCTTCCATCCGGCCGGACTGCGCATTGCCTCTGTTCCCCATGTCGCCTGCGACCATATCAAGCGGCGCGAACACAATGGGAAAAACGAGATCGTCCACCATGTCGCTTGGCATGACACGACTCCCGAACACTTTGGACATTTACGGCAACGGGAACAACCGTTTGTGGCGCTGTAGGTGAGTTTGTTGTTGGTTGCCGATCGTCCCCCTTTTGACGGCACTTTGCTCCCACAAAGCGGTGCCGCCCTACGGGCTATTTCTGTCGAAATAGTCTTACGCGCCTCTTCCCAGAGGCTTGTTTGACATTTGTCGATTTACAATGAGTACCATCCCTTTTTCCAACAAAGGTTCGTTGTTGATTTCCAACCCATTCGACCTTCCAGAATACGACACGGTGGTTGAATCACCGCAGGGAGCCGCTTCCTCCGGTGGTACGATTACTTTTTACAAATCTGAAAACCAAGTTGCCCAACTGACGGTTACGATTTCAGACGGTAATCGAAGAATTCAGAGGACGGCGTAATTTATGGCACTCTTACTGAATCTCGGAGGTTTTTCCCTGGACCTCGATGCTCCATCGGGTTCTGGAAGCTCATCTTCTTCCAACTGGCTTTATCTAGGAGCCTACGACAACGGCGTATCGTATAACACCTCGGACGTAGTGCTTTACAACGGCGGACTCTGGTATTGCTACACTTCTGCAAATCTTTCAGCGGGATACCCTCCCGATAGTCGCCCTGAGTGTTGGGTGCAGGTTTCCAGTACCAATTTTGCGGGACTTGATCTAACTGGAATTACATTCAATCCAGGCGGATCTTATGGCGACATTACGATAACTGGGGATTTGTATGCGATGGCTATTCAAGCTCCCTCAATAATAGCCACTTATATCACAGATAACGGTGGGAATCGCTATTTCAAGCAAGGCGATAATGCGGATTTTGCGTCTGTTACAGTAAACGGAACAAATATCGTATCTGCGGGAGACAATGTTTCCGAATTTTACAACGACGTTGGGTATATAACCGGTAATTCTTGGCCTAATTTTTACGGTGTAGTCGGATGGGGAGGGTGGGATGGAAATGTCTCATCTCTTAACCAGTCCGGAGCAATTACCGTTGGTTCATTTTGGTATAGTACCCTTACCCCGATTGCATTACTACCCGACGGCTCCGCATCTTTTGCAAGCGGCGCGGCTACAATAGACACAAGCGGAATTTTATCAATAGGCAATTCCGTTTCTTCATCTACGGATAATTCGGTTGATTCCAAGGTTGAAATCGTCATCAACGGGACGACCTATTACCTACTGGCCTCCACTTCGGCTTCTTAAAAACTTTCCCAGCCATGAAACACCCAATGCCATCCCCTAGCCTACGCTATTCGGACGCAACGACTTTCCAGCAGGGACATACAGATGAGTCCAACTGCTAAAACCGGACACCAATACCATGCCAGCACTTGTACCAACCGAGGCCACCCGCGCCGCTCTCGTCGCCAACCAGATCCTCACAGGGATCGTCAACGTCGCTACACAGGCAAAGAAGTCCCTTTCTGAGGGCGTTCCTGCCCAGGGAAGCCTTCCTGCAGTGACCGCCGCTGACATTACTTCCGCTCTTGGAGCCGCTAATGTGACCGCCCTTCAGGCGATCATTGCCGCCGCCGGGGTGTAATTATTTGACCCGTAATGAGCGCCGACGATGTTTCCATTTTACGAGAGGACATCGCGGCGCTCAAAGCGGTCTTGGAGGAACGTGCCAGGACAACGGATCGCAACTCGACCCTACTCCGCACCGTCATGGCCATTGTTGCCCTTCAACTGATCGGTTCGGTTTATATCGCCGGGGTAAAAGTGAACAAACTTGATAACCTTGCCGAGGAAGTAAATTCGATCCGTAATCATATTGATGTTTTGACTGCATCCCGTAAGGGATGACACCATTTCAGAAAGAACTGATCGCAGGTTGGATTCTTGCCGTTTTTTCGGCAATTTTGGCATCCGTTATTTGCATGGGGATGACCGGTTGCGCTTCTTCTCCGGTCATGACTCGGGTCTCTTCCTCGCCTCATGCCCAAGTGGATGCGGCTCTTTCCGATGTGCGCTTTTCCCAACAATCGGCCGCTTCTCAGGTCTCCCGACTATCCCAACTGGTCACTGGGGAGGAGTCGCGTCATGCAGTCCAGCAATTACAGACGACCATCAACGACCTTGGCCTCAAGCTCGAAACCGCCACTGGCAAGATCGCCTGGTACGAAGCGCAGTATGATCTGGTGATCGGTCAGCGGGACTGGTGGCAAGATCAGGATGGCAAGGACAAGGCTTCCCGTGTTCAGGCCGAGAAAGAGCGTGATGCGCTGGTCTGGATTTTTGCGATTGCCTGCGGTGGCATGGCGCTTTCCACATTCCGGTCGGCTCTTCAGGTGATCCAGATGCCGTGGCAACTCGTCGCCCTTGGCGGGGTGTTTGTCGGTGGGTTCGCCCTTGGATTTACGATTGCCCGGTGGGCGCTCCGGTTTCTGGCCGCCTTCACCCCGCACCTTCCGATCTAATGATTGAGCGATTTTTATCATGGCTCAGATCGGTGCTTCAGGAGGGAACCGCTGATTCCATGTCTCGGCTGATCTTTTTCATGGTGGGGATCGCCACCTGTATTTCCTTTCTATCGGCTTTGATCTACTCGCTCTGGACGCACGCCCACACCCCGGAACACGTCTATGACCTCCCTCGCAATCTTAGCGATGGGTTGCGTGACATCTTTGTCGCGGCCGGTGCTGGCAAGGTAGCCCAACGCATTTGGGGGGAAAGCTCGGATAATGCTAACCCGAAAACGCCAACTTCATGACCAAAAGCGACATTTTGACCGCCGCGTTGGTGGGTGGTTTCCCTGCAGGATTCCGCAAGGCGCTGGCACTTGTCTTGGAATGGGAGTGTGAATATGAGGCCGATCATCAGACGATCCGTTGGGAAAATGACCCAGCCGATCATGGAGGATCAACTTTTGCGGGTCTCACGATCAATGATGATGGCATTTCCATTTCGCTTGCTACCGATCCTCATTGGATAGTTCAACGCTATTTCAGCGCCTATTGGTCGCCCCTGATTGGTCTTCCAATTCTGGTTCAGGAGATGGTTTTTTTTGAAGGGGTCAATGTCGGCATGGGCACGGCCATTTTAGCCCTTCAGATGGCTTGCAATGATTATGGGTCAAGGCTCTTGACCGATTCAAAGTTAGGCGATCAGACCCGATCCGCTGCCTTTTGCATTTCAGACACAACCGGACTCTGCATGGGCTTTTTGCAAAAAATGCAACGCCACTATGAGGCGATCGTGGCCGACAATCCGTCTCAGGCAAAATTCTTATCCGGGTGGGAAAATCGTTTGAATGCCGCCAAGGCTCTTCTTGCATAAAGATTTTATGAATTTTTCCGCCCGCCGCATTGCATTCACAGGTCTGGCCGGTTCTGGAAAATCAACCGCCGCCGATTACCTTGTCTCCAAGCACAGGTTTCACCGGCTCTCGTATGCCTCACCGATGAAACGGATGATGCGGTGCATGCTCATCGAAGCCGGAGCCGGTCTCATGGAGGCCGTGGAAATGGTTGATGGCAAACTCAAGGAAGTTCCCACGGAGTTTTTGGCAGGCAAAAGCCCCCGATACGCTTTGCAAACACTTGGCACGGAATGGGCACGCGATCTGATTGCCCAGGACATCTGGCGCAGAATCCTTCTTCACAAGGTGGAAATGCAGGCCGGACACCCGGTGGTGGTGGATGATTTGCGCTTTGCCGATGAGGCGGTCGGATTAAAAAAAGCGGGGTTCACCATCATCAGGATGTGTCGCAACGGCTCTGGCACCGGATCATCACATCGCAGTGAGGGGCAGGAATTTGACGTTGATCTGACATTGGACAACGACGAAGAGATTTCTTCGCTTCATGCCCAGTTGGATGTGCTGATCAAATGAAAAAACTGGCTTCCAAGGTAAAACTGCTCACGGCGGATGCCGAAATTCGCCGCCTCAAAGAACAGCTCAAAGCCTCGGAAACCCAAAAAGAGAAATTGGCTTCAGCGTTGGAGCGTGCCAGGGCAACTCCCAAGGCTCGTGTTCCCATTCCCCACAAGCCCAGCAAAGGATCCGCAGATGACCTTGTCAGGGTTATTATTCCCGACACCCACGGATCCAAGGCCGACAAGGCCGCGCTTGCGGCATGCCTGGGGGACATTAAATCACTGAATCCGCATGAAGTGGTGCTCTTGGGTGATCATGTCGATTGCGGCGGCCTGCTCGCCCAGCACCATGTTCTCGGATATGTTGCGGACACCGCTTATACCTACGAGGAAGATATTGCCGCCACCCGGGCATTCCTTGACGTTTTGCAGACTGCGGCACCGCGTTCCCGGATCCATTACATCGAGGGAAATCACGAAAAAAGAGCTGAAACCCTTTGTGTGACGATGGCGCTTCGCAATTCCAAAGATGCCGAATTCCTGCGGAAAGCCATCGCTCCCGAGTTTCTGCTCGATCTCAAGGGTCGCGGCATTCCCTATTACCGGCAGGCGGAATTTTACAACGGCCTGAAACTTCCGGGCACGATCAAGCTCGGCAAATGCTATTTCACGCACGGATCCAAAACCGCCGCCAATGCCACGGCCGTCATGCTTTCGGCATTTGGAGCACCGTTGGTTTTTGGGCACACGCACAGGGCGCAAAGTTCCACCGGTCGGCCGGTGCATTCGGGGGTGATCGCCGCATGGAATCCGGGTTGCCTCTGTGAACTTCAGCCGTTGTGGCAAAACACCAATCCCGTGACTTGGAGCCACGGACACGCAGTGCAACTTGTGGCACGCTCTGGCGAATTCCTTCACCTCAACATTCCAATCCTAGAGGGGAAATCCTTGCTTGGGTCGCTGGCATCGAAATTCCAATGATTTTATGAAAAAACCGTCACTCCTGCGTGCCGAAAAAGTTCCCCGGGGTTGGTTCTCAAGGGAGGATTTGGAAAAAAAGTGGAATTGTTCCACCGCCCACACGCTTCATCTTTTAAGCGCGGCCATCAAAGAAGGGTTGGTGGAAAAACAGAAATTCATGGTGGTGCGCCACGATCGTCTTTATCCGGTTCCCCATTATCGGGAGACAAAATGATTTCTCGCAAGGTCACCGGAATGAATGTGCTCAATATCAGGGTGCCGCTGATCAATGATCGGTGTTGGATTTTCTGGCCGTATTCCAGAAGTGCGGCGGAAAAATGGCTGGAAAAGAAAAAAATCAAGGATGTGGAACTTCTTTCCGACAAAGACGGAGCGCTGGGATCCTGCGTCTATACCGAAAAAAAAGGAGCTTTGGTTTTTTTGAAGCGATGGCGCAACAACGATTACGACCGCCACGTTTTAGTCCATGAGCTGACCCACGCCGCTTCATTCATCCGTCATGCCCACGGCATTGAGGAGAACAATGAAAAAAACGAACTTCTGGCACACATCGTCGATCATCTGACCAAAAAAGCCCTTGCTGGCCTGAAAAAGCCGCTATCGAAAACCGATTTGAAAAACTGATTTTTATTTCCAGACGTTGCCGCAGGATCGGCAATGCCAGGACTTGGGCAGGAACGGAATGAATAAAATCCCAAGCACGGAAATAAAAAGGATGCCCATGATCAAACACCCGACGCCGTCGGTTTTTCTAAAGCTGTTTCGGTTTCCGCAATGCGGACACCATGATCCAGAGCGATCAATTTTTGGTTTTTGATGAACGGCTGGAACCGAAGTGGCGGGTGGGGGAGTTGTTTCAAGGAGTCCGGGGAGATCGGCCACGGTTTTCCAATCGCTCCATGCATCAATCCATGCCGGATCATTGAGTGATAAAACGCCTCCCTTGATTTGTGCCTTCACCTGATCTAGGGAAAACGGACCTTCGTTCTGGCCGTTACGGAATAGCGTGATCACCCCCTAGTAGTGGAACAACAGTTTACTTTTTCAAAACAAAAAAATTATTTCTTTGATTTCTTGGGTGTGATCAACCGCGTCGAATCAGTTGCTTTGAGTTGCATCACCGGTCCCGAATAGTGGATGGGATAATCAACCCTGGGTGTTCCCTGGTGGATGCTGTCCTCGCGGATCAGTCGTGCCACATATTGCGGCATGGAGAGGTCAAGTTCAGAGGAACGTGCCTTCAAATAACCGATGAGTTCTTGCGGGATTTGGACGGTATAGAGTTTTGCGTTGGGATTTCTAGGCTTTGCCACAATGGGAATTTCCACCGCTTTTGACACTCTTTCAAATTTTATCACCTTTTTTGATAAAATCGGTTGACGAATAAGGAAAACCCTTATACAAAACTAAGCACATTAACCAATGAACAACAGCGAACTGCTCAATAAGTCTCAGCTAGCGGAACGTCTCGGTCGTTCCAACGGGTATGTCTCGGCCATGTGCCGGGCAGGATTTCCAGTACCCTGTGGTCGCACGACGCTCAAAGCGGCCATGGAATGGATGGCCAAAAACCCCGACTTTCGCATGGCGGACGCCTATCCGCCTTCTTCCAAAATCAAACCGATCAATTCCCGAAGGAAATCTGTTTCAGAAACTCTGCAGACTGCGACGGTTTGACCCTCTGATAGATCCGATGCACCGAATCACTGGCATGATGAACGAACGCCATCGCCGCCGCCTGGGGGACATTGGCAAGGGCGGCCTTGGTGATCCAAGTCGCTCGGAGTCCATGATGGACTTTGGGAATGCCAAGTCCGTCGAGGAAATGCCGCATGTCGAGACTTTTGAGAATGGTGGGCATATCGGCAAGGGTCTTCTTTCCGGCGGCTCGTCGAGCCTCCACGATTGGCTTCAGCAGTGCGGCCGCTCGCGGATCAAGGGGTTGCACCCAGTCGCGTTTCTTTCCTTTCATGACATGGCGTGGCCAATGGATCATGCCGGTCTCAAAGTTGAAGGCGGTGAGGGGAACGGCCGTCTGAGCGCCCCGACTGGCCTGAAAGGTTCCGAGAATGAGCGCCGGACGGATCCATTGGATTTTTTTGGGAAGGTTTTCGGAGGCTTTCAGCGCCTTGGTGACCTCTTCGTCCGTCCAGGGTTCAAATTCGCGTCGCTCTTCCGAGCGCCATCCAAGCTTCAAGGTGACAATGTCGGTGCAATATTCGCGAGCTTTGGCCTCTCCAAGCACCAGTCCCAAAAAGCGTATTTCTTTGATGACCGTATTCAGTCTGGCACCTTTGCGTCTTGTGCCGCTTTTGCCGCCTGGATTGTGTCCCTTTTGGTTTTCTGGTGCTCGCCATTGCCGGTATTGGCTCAGGTGAGCGCGGGTGAGATCGCACGGGTGGGAGATATTGACTTCTTTCATCCAACTACTCAGCCATCCCCACATGAGTTGGTAATTGCTGTAAGTGGCGGTCGTCAGGGCGCCGTATCGCTCCATCATCCAGGCTTCCACCCAATCGTCAAAATCACCGGCAAGCTGGCGGCCTTTTGCCATTTCCTCAAGGGTGCGTTTGGCGGCCAAAGCACGGGCTTTTTTCTCACCGGCGCGGTCGCCGATAAGCCAGTCGGTTTTCTCACATTTCCACCGGCCTCCGCGTTTAATTCGGAGCCAATAAAACTTTGAATCCTTACGTCGATATATAGTCGCCATTTTTCCGTACACACCGTAGCAAAACACGCAAATAAACGCAAATAAATGCATACACCTACAGAGAAACGCAAAAACAAACATACGAAATCGACCGCCCGCATAATCGGGGTTCGATTCCCCGTGGCGATGCCAACAGAGCTTGTTGGCATCAGGGATGGAGGGGCATCAGGGGGGTGCCAAAACCGTAGCACAGTAGCAAATTGCGCGGGAGGGGTTTTATGATCCCGCTTTTCTTCGGAGTTCTTGGCTTCGTCCTGTTTATTGGGCGGAGGGAGTTTGCGGAGATTTTAGCCGAGGCCATGAGCCGTTTTTTCCGATGAGGCGCTTACTCCGATCTCTCTGGAACGGCTATTGCCGGGTGACCGGTTATGAGAAGGCGATGCTTCAGTCCCGCACGGGTCTGAAGATCCAGTCCACCTGCTATCCGGGAAGATCCGATGAATGATCTGACCCGCTTTTATGTCGTCCTGGGTGCCGGGGTGATCGTTGCCCTTTCGTGGAATTTCCTATCCAAGGGGGGTGGGCGATGAACGGCACGCTTCGCCTCGCCACCGGCCTGATGGCTTGCTGTGATGACGAGGGGTGCGAGGTGACCGCTTCGGTGGTTGTCGGTGCCCGTCATCTGTGCGTTCTGCATGCCCGTGAGGAGTATGCTTTTTACAAGGCGGTCGCCCATTTGGGGCTTCGGCCGATGTCTCGCGAGGAAGAGCAGGCACGCAAAGGGGGTAACAGTCTATGAAGACGGCCGACTCCCTCTGGTCTCTCAAGGTTCAGGCGCGGATGAAATCCACCGGGGAAACGTGGTGGGAGGCGTGTTCGGTGCTTGGGCGTCGCGGCGGCCTTGTTGCCGGTCGCAATCGCGCCGCCAAATCCAAGGCACTTTCCCAAGAGCGCCGCAAACAGGAGGCGATGGGAATCCGATGATCGCCGACACCCAAAACTCTTCTTACTGGCCGCGCATGGAAGATGACATCGATCTTCAGCTTCTTATTGAACGGGTGCTGGCCATGCGAGATCGCAATACCCGGATGGATCGTTCCCGGCTTTCGGAAATGATCGTGCTGGAAATGGAGCAGGATTTCCGCGAGGCGATCCAGTTTTGCCCAAAGATGATCCGATCGGAATCGGCGGCCGGTCTGAAGGGATACATCGAGTGGATTTGCAATGAGTGGAAGGAGTTTAAAAACCCTTCTGATCTTTGCCTCTACATGACGACGAACATGTTCGTGAGTCTTTTTGCGATCCATCCCGACCTGGTCGATGGACGATCCCTGACCGATCTTGCCCGGATTCTTGGAATCTCAAAGCAACGGATGCACCACCGGCTGGTGAAGTTCAACGAGGAATTCGGCATCCGTGGCCGTGGACAGAAGTCGGAAACGGCGTCCCTGGCTTATGCCGAGGCGCAGATGGGAAACAATAACCGGATCAAGAATCGGCCAGATGCCCAAACTGCCCAGGAGGAAATTCTCAGTCAACCCTGACGGGAAGGGAACCGCCGGGCGCCCCGGTGTGACTGGGAAGGGTGCTGACAGGTCGGAAAGACGGCCAACAACTAACAACGACAACCCAAAAAAAAGGAGCAGAATAGATGAAACTTAAACTCAAAACCGCCTCTCTAAAGCTATGGCTGACGAGGGTCATGAAAAACATCAAGGGTGGCCGATCCTCGGTTCCTGTCCTTGAAACCGTGCGTCTGGAAGCCGATGAGGAGGGGCACCTGACTCTGGACTTCACCAATCTCGACCAGTGGCAAAAAGTCACTTTTCCCGCTGATGTTTCCTCGGGGGGTGGCGTCCTGGTCAATGCGGATCGTTTTTCCAAGGCGGTCGGATTGCTTGAGGATGAGGAAATCACGTTGGAAGAGACTCAAAAGGGTTTATCTCTGAAGGGTAAATTTGCTTCTTATACTTTCGCCGTGCTTCCTGCAGGTGAGTTTCCTGCGGAGCCAGCGGCCGTCCCTGCGGGTCTGGATGGAACGGTTTCCTTTTCCTGTACGGGAAATTTCCTTGCTTCGGCAATCGAAGCGGTTGATTTCTCCCTTTGCAAGGATGATGGTCGGTTTGCCCTTCATTCGGTGAAGTTGGAAGTTTTTCCCAAGGCAATCCGTATGGTGACCACCGATGGTCGCCGTCTTTCGATCATTGACCGCGATCTTGCTAGTGGTTCGGCTTCCAAGGGGTCGCTTTTGATTCCCTCGGCGGCTATCAAGGCAATGAAGTCGTTGGCTTCGGATGCCGCTGATTCGCAGATACAGCTCTACGCTGATGAGCGCGGGGTGGATCTCTGGTGGGGTGATTGGTGGCTACGTTCCAAACTCCAAGATGCGGAGTTCCCAAACTACAAGCAGGTGATCCCTTCTTACGCTGATCGCCAGTCGGTCGTGATCGTGGTCGAGGAATGGCAGAAGGCCGTGGCCGGGGTGCTGGCCATCGGATCCGAGGAGAATAAGCTGACGATTGCCGGAAACAGGATTTCCCTTGAGGCTCCCGAAATTGGAAGTGCCTGGATGGAGGTTTCCCCTACGGATGCCGAGGAAGTGACGCTCAATCCCCGCTACCTCCTCGAGGCGCTCAAGGCCGCGCCGTCGATCAAGGCGGCTTTCCTACCTGGCAAGTCGGGTGAGCCGGTCGTGATGACGATGCCAAACCAAACTGATGCAGATCCGATCCGTTGGACCCATGTCCTGATGCCGATCCGTACCTCGGGAGGTTCCAAATGAGCAAAGAAATTCTAGAAATTCAATCATATCTCATGCGAAAAATGGGATATGGTTGTTCCGCTGAAGGCTATTCAAGAAAGCTCAAAATAGGAATTTGCCGAGGATACTATAGTTCGGTTTCTTCTGTATTGATTGAGGTTGAGGGATCTCCTGTTAGGGGGAGAGCTATTGTATGGTCGGATGCCGATTTCAACGAAAGCCCGAGTCAGTGTTTTAATATCACAATTCAGCAAAAAGAAGGGCGTTTTAGGACGCATCGCAAATTTTATCATCAGAAAGATGATCCGAATCTAATTTCTGGAATTTTGAAATTAGCATTTCAGTCAATTCAGGAGGTCTCCAAATGAGCACTCAGTGGATCCCTATTGTCGGTGATCTGGTGCTGACCAAGTCCGATCGGATTATGGTCGAGGTGCTCCAGGTGCATCTGAAGACCCGTGAGGTCTGTCTTCGGCCTTATCATGCCCGGTCGGATGTTGGCGTCTGGAGAAAACTGGACGATATTGAAAAAGCCCCACAAAAGTCCGATCTGCTCCTGGGAGGTGTCCAATGAGCACGCTCATCATCGATACTCTGAAAGCGCAACTGGCCAGCGAGGTGGAGGCGGGTCAGGTGAAGCGTCTGTTAAATGATCCCGAATGGATCATTCAGGAAAAAATGGATGGAAAGCGGATTATGATTCATCGCCGAAACGAGGGGATGAATTTTTCTTTTCGTTTTGTTGCTGAAAATCGACAAGGGAAAAACGTCACAAAGTCTCTTCCTGATGTTTTGAAGGAGTACCTAAATGATATCTGCACCGGAGATTGGACGGCCGACGGGGAGTTGGTTGGGGATGTTTTCTGGTGCTTCGATTTCCTCGGAGAATCGGGATCGCTCAGTGAGGAGCCGCTCTGGTTCCGTCATGCGGCGATACCGGATGATTTCCGCCGGATTGATTCACCTCTTCAGATTATCCCAATCCTTGAAGATGATGAAAAAAAGGTGGCTTTCACCCGTATTCTGAAATCGGGAGGTGAGGGGGTGATTTTCAAGAAAAAGGAGTCCTCTTATCGCGGAGGCCGCTCAAAGGATTGGCAAAAATGCAAATTCATCACTTCGGCCTCGGTCGTCGTGCATGCACGCCATGCCGCCAAGCGGTCGGTCGAAATCGGCATTTGGGAAAATGGGCGCTCTTTTGCAGTCGGATCGGTGACGATCCCTGGCACGACGCGCATGCCTTATCCCGGTGAGATCATTGAGGTGCAGTATCTCTACGCAACGGCCAAGGGGAAACTCTTCCAGCCGGTCTATCTGATGCAACGGGATGATCTGTGCCTGGCGGACTGCGGTGCACGGCAACTCAAATTCAAACAGGGTGCCAGACCCAATCCATAGAAGTCACAAATCAACCATCCACCACCAGTAGCGGTCGGCGGGAGGTCTGCAAGAAAGGGTGTGGCGGCTCATTTGACTCGCTCGCTCTCTCTACCAAGTCGGTCAAAAAAAAGAGCACAACTTTAAGGAGGAATCATTCAGATGGCGGGAGCACATTTTTTTAACGAGAAGGCGGATGCGATCGTCCGGGGGTGGGTGGTTGCCCATGGGACGCAGAAGGTGGTGGAGGAGTTTTCGGATTTTTCCCCACAATGGTTGCTGGATATCACGGCGGAGATTTTTCTCCATGCCCGGGAGATCGAACAAAAAGGTCGCACGGCAAATCTGATCACGATCACCCAGGCTCTGATGGAGTCGGGTAAGCTGGATTTTGTCGGTGGTCCTGCAACGGTCGTTCCGGGCAATGATGTCTGGCCGGTGGTGGCAAGTTCTCTGGAAGCTCTCAGGTCGTGTCATCTGGAACGTGAGAAGGCCGCCATTGCCAAGTCGCTAGGTGAGGGGAATATCACCGCAGACGCGGCCAAGGAAGCTCTGGAATCCCTCACCGGTGAACGCAAGATGCTTCGTGAGGAGATCGAATTGCCCAGGGTGAATCGTTTGCTGTCGGATTTCTCCCGCGATGTGGGTGCTGTTTGCTCCCGAAACGGGGTGTTCCTGCTTGATGGGGTGCCTGTGGTGCTCCAGCCGCACAGCGACCGGATGGAGGATCTTTCGGCTGATTCGTTCCGAACGTATGTGGAAAAGGATGTGCTCTTCTGGAAAACGATCAAGAAGAAGGGGGAGGATGGAAAGACGACTTATGAGCGGGGATATGAGTCGATGGGCAAGATGGCCAGCGCGGCCGTCCTGCAGTCGCATGAGTTCCGAAAGCAACAGCGTCCGTTGCGGATGATCTCAAGAATCCCGCTTCCGATCTTCAAGGATGGAAAACTTGTCCTGCAGGGTCCGGGCTATGACCACGACAGCCAGATCCTAGTGAAGGAATAAAAAGCCCCCCATGACCGATCCAAACAAAAAAACCGCCGACAACGGAAAGGGGAGTTCTCCCCGAAACAATTTCAGCCGGTCGTATCGCTCCAACTATGAGGCGATCAACTGGAAGAAGAAACAAACCAAACCGAACCAAAACGAATACAAAGCGAAAAAATCATGATCACTGTGAAACTCAAAACCAACCTTATCGATAAGAACCGGATCCACCGGGGGAAAAAGCACAACTACCTCGACCTGGTGCTCATTGAGAACAAATTCGGGCGCGATGAGTTCGGATATGATGGCTTCATCAAGCAGTCAATCTCCAAGGAGGAACGCGAGGCCAATCCTGACCTGCAGATGCCGATCATCGGGAACTTCACGGTCTATGTGCCGCGTGATACTCCGGCCGCTCCCGCTCCCTCGATGGGGACTCGCCGCCAAGAGGTGCCAAATATGGCCGATGAGGATTGCCCATTCTAAAGGAAAATCATCACAACCCGGAGCAGGAGTCTTATGAAAAAATCCCATTTCCTCGTCGATCTGGCCATGGTGTGCATTTACATCACGATCATTTCGGTATCCGTCCAGCTAACGGTGCATGCCTGGCGGGAGGTGCTAAAGTGAGAACAATCAGCGAAACGCCCAGGACAGATAGTAATTCCAATTCTGTTATTGGATTTTGGACTTGTGCCACTGTTCCTACCTCGTTTGCCCGTGAGCTAGAGCGGGAAAATACCAAACTCAAAGAGATGCTCATGGATGCCTCAAGGCGTGGCGACATGATGGCCGCTCATTGGAAAGAACGAGCAGAGAAAGCCGAGGCACTAATTCAACAACTTCACCACCTAGCATGGGCGATCGAGGAATTCCAAGACACAAACAAATGAAACCCGACAGCACACCAACGCCAAGGACGGATGAGGCTTGCGAGGCCATGGGCTTAAATGCCTTTGTAGTGCCAGTAGAAACATCCCGTCAGCTAGAACGCGAACTGACCGAGAAAACCAACGAGGTTGCAAGGCTCCGTGAGGAGAACTCCGAGCTAAAACAAGGAAAGGTCTTTGTCGATCCCAAGTGGATCTACAACCTATAAACCCAATTAGCAAAAGCTCACGAAGAACTCTGCCAAGCAGGGATACGAGAATATGGAATCTGACATCTACCACGATCTAGGACATCGCAGGAAGCAATTACTCAAAGCTAATAAAACCGAATTATTACACTCCGATAGTATGTCAACGAACGAAGACAATTTACAAATGACAACGAACAATGACAACGAGGTCGCAAGGCTCCGTGAGCTTCTGAACCGAACGATTGAGATTGCTGACAAATTCAGTTCCGTTCAGCGAAGCCGAGCAGATGACCTTCCTATGGTTTTGCAGACAGCTAGAGACCTAGCGGATCTCAAAGCAGAAGCCGCACTCGCCCCCGCGCCAGAGGAACCAGCTAACCCGACTTGTCACAACACCACGCACAAGTTCAGCCATTGCGATTGCAAGGAACCCGACAGTTTAGATCATGCACCAAAAATCTCCCATGAGGGGAATGGCGATGCGAAGTTCAAACAACCCGAATGGCGAGAGCTTGGCCCTGACGAGGTGATATGCGAAGGGGATCAGGTTCAGCCAAAGCACCACGATCGAAAAGGAGCGTGGATCTGGATCTGGAGCCATGAGATAGGGGCAACTCCAAGGGATCAAAAGGCTATGCGATACCGCACCCGCCGCCCGTTATGCCCCAATAATGCCCCAAAGCAGGAGGAGATGCCGCTGGAGAAAGCTCCCGATGACCTTCACGCATGGATGAGACTTCAAGAGGAGATCAACAAAGAAGTTGCTGGTGAAATCCACTACCTCCGAGACGAGATCCAGAAACTCAAGGAGATCAAATGACCTACGATCTCGTTCCGTTGCCATTGGCAACCAAGTTTTTGCGAGATCTGCTTTCGGAGTTTCCTTTTGCCGATGATGGTGAGCGCTCTCTCTCGGTTCAGATTGCCGCGATGGTGAGCAGGTTTGCTTTCACTCTGTTGCCGAAGTCGGCGCAGATTCCTTATTTCTGCTGGAATGCCAATTCCTCGCGCTCCGGTAAATCTCTTTTGATCAAAATCGTGGAAATCCCTGTGGCCGGATACTGCAAGATGCAGACGCTTCCAGAGGAAAAGGAGGAGGTGGCCAAGGTGCTCGACTCGGCCGTTCTCTCGGGATATCCGAGCCTCATCTTCGACAATGTGAAGCACAAGATGGAGGGGTCGGCTTTGGAGCAATTTGCGACTTCCTCTGTCCATGCCGGTCGTCGTCTCGGTGGAAACAAGGGATTTGAGATCCGCAAACAGATGGTGGTGCTTTTTAGTTCCAATCAGGCCGAGGTATCACCTGACGTTGCCGGGCGTATGCTTTTCGTGGATTTGTTCAACCTTGAGGCCGATCCCCAAGCCCGTGAGATCAAGAATCCTATCGGTGATGAGTATTTGGAACGGCCGGAGGTGCGTCAGTCGATTCTTTCGGCGCTGTGGTCACTCGTTCATGCCTGGGATGTTGCTGGCCGTCCGGTTGGCTCTGGTCGGTTGGTTGGGTTTGAGGATTGGAGTCGGGTGATCGGTGGCATTGTGGAGCATGCTGGATTTGGTTCTCCATTACGGCGACCGGAGGCCGATGACTTTGGTGATCCAGATGGCATTGATATGAAGACTCTGGTGGAGAAGCTGGCCGCCGGGTATTTCCGTGACGCCATTGAGTTCCCGTGCAGGGATGGGATCACCTTTGATGATCTGATCTGGATCTGCAGGAACGAAAACCTTTTTGAAGATAGTATAGCCGGTAAGATTGATAAGGAGTCCAGGGAGTTTGAGATCTACCCAAAGTCCCGCAGTCGAATGGGAAAACTCTTTGCTGGATACAATGGCCGAGTCTTTCGATTTGATTCGCCTCGGACTTCGGTGAAGTTTGAGCGGGTGGGCAATCGTAATGCTCGACTTTACAGGGTATCGTGATCGCTCATTGATCTATCCTTACATCACAAGATAACCCAATTTCGGCATGTGCTGACATTGGGTTTTTTTGTGTCCTGATCTTGTCGTCATGCTTTGCGTTCCCGCGCCCTTTTTTATCGATCACAAGTGCAGGTCACCGGCACTATGTTGTTTGGAATTGTAAAGAAAGGGGCGGGGTTTTGATGAATGGAACAATCAATGTCCCCATCAAGTGCAGGTCACCGGCACCGAGATCAAAGGTCATTGCCCTCACCTGCACTAATTCTATTACTCTTATACACAACTACTTAAAAGATATGAAATGCAGGTAATGCAGGTAAAGTCGGAGGCTTGTTGGAATTTTTGGAAAATCCGTAAAAACTACATCAAGTGAATTCCGGTTGGAAACGCACCTGGCCTGCACCACCAGCATCGAACAAAATAATGGAACGCAACAAACATCAGTGCATCCGTGTAAAATTTATTGC